AAAATGACTCCAGATGAGTTTTACTATGACCAGCTACCACAACAAAATAAGGTAGCTTAACTAGAGCAGAGTATCACTTATAAATAAGCTTTTAGTTGTTCAAACATGTGGGACCACCTCTAATCGAAGATGCTCAGCGAGTGTCTTTGACTGAGGTTCCTTACGATGAATGGGGTGGATTTCAGATTGCTAAAACTGTGGATGATGCCGGATATACCTCAATCAAGATGCCCAAAACTACAAAGACATTCTCACCAGCAATGAAGGAGCTAGAAGCTGCTATTGCTGCAGGTCGTTTTCATCATGATGGAAATCCAATTCTTAGTTGGATGATCGGCAACGTTATTTCTAAAACAGGAAAAAATGAAACCGAGTTCCCAGATAAGGAAAAGAAGTTTAAGAAAATCGATGGTGCTGTAGCGTTATTAATGGGCATCAGTCGGGCAATGGTGCTTGCAGGGGAACCTACAGGTGATGAATTTTATGATGATCCAATTATGGTAGGTGTTGAATGAGTACAAAGAAGCCGGGTCGGTTTGCTCAAGCAGCTTTGCGCTTCCTTGGGCTTGATGGGCATCTGAGTCTGGAGCCTGAATTATTAAGGGCATTATTGGCCACATCGAGTGGTAAGCATGTAACTGTAGATTCGGCGCTTCAATTGAGCGCCGTTTTTTCATGTGTGAGTTTGATTTCAGAAACAGTATCAACGCTGCCTCTTAAGATTTATCAGCGAAAAGCGGACGGTAGCCGGGATGTTGCAGTTAAGCATCCGCTCTACAATCTTTTGTGCCGGTCACCAAACTATGAAATGACGCCAAGCCGGTTCATGCTGATGATTGTGGCCAGTATCTGCCTATGGGGAAATTCATACATTGAAATTATTCGCAGTGCATCAGGCCGGATTATTTCATTGAATCCATTGCTACCCCAAAACATGGTGGTGACCAGAAACAAGACCAATGGAATGCTGAAATACACTTACACAGAAAGTGGTGCTAAGCGTGAAATCACTGAAAAAAACATGATGCATGTTCGTGGTTTTGGTATCGATGGGGTGATGGGCTTATTTAAGGTCCAGAAAGCGCGTGAAACCATTGGGGCTGCACAGGCTGCTGAAGAAGCCGCAGCAAAGTTCTTTGAAAACGGTTTGCAAACATCAGGTCTTTTATCTGCCCAGGGGAAATTAACGCCGGATCAGCGTGATTCACTTAGAGACAATATGAAGAAATTCATGGGATCCAAGAATGCCGGAAAAATGATGGTGCTTGAAAATGGTATGCAATACCACGGTATCACTATGAATCCTGAAGCAGCTCAGATGTTAGAAACTCGGACATTTGAAATTGAGGAAATTTGCCGCTGGTTCCGGGTGCCACCATTCATGGTTGGGCATTTAGATAAGCAAAGTTCATGGGCCTCCAGTGTTGAAGGCATGAACATGCAATTCCTAACCAATACCTTGCGTCCATTACTGGTCAATATTGAGCAGGAAATTTCACGGTGCCTGATTGGTGCTGCAGAGTTTGAAACCTATTACGTTGAGTTTGGTGTGGAAGGCTTATTGCGGGCAGATTCAAAAGGCCGTGCTGAATATTATGCATCTGCACTCAACAATGGTTGGTATAACCGAAATGAGGTCAGACGCAAAGAAAACGAAGCGCCTATTGCAGGTGGGGAAATTTATACAATTCAATCGGCATTAATTCCGCTTGATCAAGTAGGGACCAATTACAAAGGTGATAATAATGAGCAAACGAAACCTGCTGCCAGTCGCTAATTTTAATGCAAAAGAAAAAGGTGGTGTTTCGCCGTTAGCTTTTGATCGTTGGAATCCTGCAATTAAAGCATCAGATGAAAATGACAACACGATTGGTATTTATGATCCGATTGGTTATGACTACTGGGATGATTCTGGTGTGACTGCTAAGCGGATCAGTGCGGCATTGCGTTCACTTGATGGTGCTGATGTTGTAGTCAATATCAATTCACCGGGTGGTGATGTATTTGAAGGTCTGGCTATTTATAACCTGCTTCGCGAATACAAAGGTCATGTGACTGTACGTGTTTTAGGGGTGGCAGCTTCAGCAGCATCATTTATTGCCATGGCTGCTGATGAGATTCAGATTGCCCGTGCTGGTTTCTTTATGATTCACAATGCCTGGACCGGACTTTGGGGGAATCGCAACGACTTGCGTGAAACTGCAGATTTCCTTGAGCAGATCGATGACACGATTGCTGATATTTACCATGTGAAATCTGGTCTTAGCATGGATGAGCTTAAAGCCGATATGGATAAAGAGCGATGGATCAATGGGCGTGATGCTATTGATAGTGGCTTTGCCGATGCCTTCCTGCCATCTGATGTGGTTGTTGAAGATACAAAGAACTTCACTAAAGAAAAAGTCGCTGCCCATAAAGCAGATATCTTGCTTGCCAAAGCGGGAATGTCTCGAAGCTCACGACGGGAACTTATTCAAGATTTAAAGGGTACGCCTGGCGCTACCAACCAAGCTACGCCAAGCGCTAGCAATGATGTACTCGAAAGTGTTCTTCAAAGTATGCGTAACGCTACCGAGAAATTCAGCACTTAAACCTAATACCAATTTTTATGACCGCCTATATGGCGGTTTTCTTATTTGTGAGAGATGAAAAATCATGACTGATCAAACTAAAGACCAAGCTGCAGCGGCACTTAAAGAAGTAAATAATCAACTTAAAGCGCTTACTGAAAAAGTTCAACCACTGGCTGAAAATGCTTTAAATGAAGCGAAAAAAGCCAATGATCTATCTGCTGAAACCAAAGAAACAGTAGATAAAGCGCTGACTGATCTAAACAACTTGCGCCAAGCCCAGAATGACCTACAGGTGAAGTTGGGTGAAGCTGAGCAATTATTTGCACGTGGTGGCACTGGTAATCCAGGTGCACAAGTGGATGCTCGTGCAGGTGATCTTGCTGTAAAAGATGAGCAGATTATTTCATTTGCAAGCAATGCAACTTCTGGAAAACGTATCAGTGTAGCTGTTCCCCGTAATGCACTGACATCATTTGCAGTAAACCCTGTTGATGGTTCGACTCGTATTGTGACTGCGCCAAATCAGCGCGTGACCATCCGTGACCTATTAGCTCCAGGTCAAACGGCCAGTAATGCGATTGCTTACTTACGTGAAACTGGATTTACTAATAACGCTGCACCAGTAGCTGAAAACACCACCAAGCCATATTCAGAATTAACATTCGAAGAAGTGCTGGAAGGTGTGAAAACGATTGCTCACATGCTGAAAGCATCTAAGCAGATCCTTGATGACTTACCTCAGTTACAAAGCTTTATCAATGGTCGTTTGCTTAATGGCCTTAAGCGTGTTGAAGATGCGCAACTGTTATTTGGTTCAGGCACTGGTAACAACCTGCATGGTATTTATACTCAGGCAACCGCCTATTCAGCTCCAATTACGATTGCATCACCGACTCGCGTAGATACTATGCGTTTGGCCATGCTGCAAGCTGCTTTGGCGGATGTGTTTGCAACAGGTCATGTGCTACACATGCATGATTGGACTGCAATTGAATTACTGAAAGACACTACCGGTGCATACTTGTTTACCAACCCGTTCTCACCTAATACGCCAAGTCTTTGGGGGTTGCCTGTTGCTGAAACCAATCATGCAGCAATGGCTAGTAAATTTTTGACTGGTAGCTTTGCTGAGGCTGCTCAAATCTTTGACCGTGAAGATGCAAACGTAGTGATCTCAACCGAAAATGCTGATGACTTTGAAAAGAACATGATCTCTGTTCGTTGTGAAGAGCGTCTGGCATTGGCTGTGTATCGCCCAGAAGCATTCGTAAAAGGTGAATTTCCAGCTTAATTAAAATCCCGAAGGGGCCAGTCGGCCCTTTCACCTTGGAGTTTAGAACATGAAAATTAAATTCTTAGATGCTGCAATGCTTGGAAATAAGGTTTACGTCAAAGGTGATGAGGCCGAGATTCCAGATATTACGGCCGGTGAACTCATCAAGAAAAAATTAGCGATTGATCCTGAACAGGCGGCAGCTGATAAAGCCAAAGCTGATGCGGAAAAGAAAGCCAAAGCTGCAGCCGATAAAGAGACCAAGGCCAAAGCGGACGCAGAAGCTAAGGCAAAAGCCGAGGCTGAGGCGAAAGCTGAAGAGGAAAAGTTAAAGGCAGAAGAAGAGGCTAAGGCCAAAGCTGCTGCAGAAGAAAAAGCTAAAGAAACTAAAACAAAGTAAGGTCATATCATGCCAGTTATTAACATTGAAAAAGCTATGGTTCATTTGCGAGTAGATGAAGATACTGGCGGTGATGTCCTAGCTAAGTTGAATTCGGCAGAAGATAAAACGGCTCAATATTTGAACCGCTTTTTTTATGCCACTTCAGCTGCATGGACAGAGGCGATTTCTCTCACTTTGGACCAGCTAAATTATGAGCTTGTGAAATATAAAGAGAGTTGCGATGCAGCTAATCTTGTTGCAGATCCAGTCTCAAGAAATATGCTGTTATCTGCGGCTGAAAACCTTAAAAAAGAAGCTCAGCGCAATACCAAAATGGCCATGCAGGGCATTGTTATCAATCCATCTATTGAAGCTGCTGTTTTACTGATCTTAGGTAGCCTTTATGACAATCGGGAAGATGAAACCAGTAACACGGTAAATGAGTTGCCGAAAGGCGCTTTGTGGCTGCTTGATCCATACCGTTTAGATCTGGGGGTATAGATGAGAGCAGGTCCTTTAAGACACCGCATTCGTATTGAAGCCTTTACCGAAACCCAAGACAAAACCACAGGTCGTATTACTCAAGCCTGGACAGAGTTTTGTACAGTCTGGGGAAAGCATGAGGCTTTATCTACGCGCGACCAGCTGCAAGCTCAGGCAATTGATTCAAAAATGACTGCACGTTGTCGCATTCGTTACAGCTCAAAGGCAAGTCAGATTGATTCAACCATGCGTCTATATTTTCGGGATAAGTACTGGAAGATTGACGGTGATCCGGTGCCAGATAATGAAAGTGGTCTTGAGTGGTTGACGCTCAATCTTGCAGAAGGTGAATCAGAATGGCATCAGTCGAGTTAAATATTGAAGGCTTGGATGATCTGAATAAAAAACTCAAGCAGCTTTCAAGTCCTAAAAAAGCCAAGCAAATTGCACGAAAAGCCGGGCGCCAAGCGATGAATCTTGTTCGCGATGCTGCACGTAGCAATGCAAAGGCAATTGATGATCCTGAAACACGGGAAAAGATTCATAAGAATATTGTGACCCAAGGTGGTAAGAGCCGTAATCCTAATGAGATTAAGATTCGAGTGGGGGTGAAAGGTGGAGCAGGTCAAAATCAATACTCTGTCAGCACGGCTGGTTTAAGTGGTGGAGATACTCGGCACTTTAGATTTATTGAGTTTGGTACTAGCAAGATTCCAGCCACTCCATTTTTAAGACCTGCTTTAGCTAATAATGCTGATAAGGTCATAACCAAGTTTGTCCAGGTATTTGATGCTGAAATCACCAAAGCATTACGTGAGGCTATATGACAGCACCTATTTTCCCATTACTTAATGCGAGTGATGAAGTTAAGTCTTATCTGGAATCTGGCGGGATTTTACGTGCATTTGAATTTGGCCTTGCACCAGATAAACCAAAGCCGCCGTACCTGGTCTGGCAGGATATCTCTGGTATTCCGCAAAATCATTTAGATTGCCCGGCAAACATCGATCATGTGACGATCCAAGTTGATATCTATACAACGAATGCGGATGACCTGCGAAATATTCGAGAAGCGGTTCGTAGAGCTTTTGAGCTTGATAATTCGTGCACTATAACCGGTCTGCGAGGAAATGAGCGTGATCCAGACAGCAAGATGTATCGAACCGGTTTTGATTCAAACTGGTTTGTAGATCGATAAATAGAATTTTCTACTAGCACCCAACTGGGTGCTTTTTTTATGCCTAAGATTTGAGGAGAAGTAATTCATGGCAGCACAAAAAAAAGGTGTTTTAGGGAATGGTACTGCTGTATGGATTGTCCATGGTACTGTGCCCACATTAACAAAGATGAGTTGTATTAAAGCATTGGTTTTGGGTGACGACAGTGCAACTGAAATTATTACAACATGCCTAGAAGAAACAAGTACTGCGACCTCTGACTATGGACTTGTTACTCCTGGCGAAGGTTCAGTGCAAATCGATACTGACCCTAAAAACCAATCGCATATGACAGTGTTGCAACTTGCAGCCAATAAAGAACGGGTTGAAGTATATGTAGGTTGGTCAGATGGTATTGCGGAGCCAATATTAACAGGCAGTGATGTTGAACTTCCTGAAACTCGTACTTGGTCTAGTTTTGAAGCTATTTTACGAAAAGGCTCACCAGTCTTTGCCGTAGATGCCATGGTGAATCACACCATTCCAATGAAACGCCAATCAGAAGTGATTGATCAGTTTAAGGTGACTCCATAATGGCTAAACTTACCTTAAATGCAGCAAAGGCTGCTGTTGGGACTGGTGCTTTCGCCGAAAAGACAATTACATTTCGTGATTCGAAAGGGGCTGAATTTGAAGGTGAAATTCTTGTAAAGCGCTTGTCGCATGATGAAACAATTACTGCTGTTGATGCATGGGATTTGGAAGATCGAAAGACAGCTACGATTGATCAAATTACTAAGGCCATAATTTTTAGAGCAATTTATAGTTCGGCAGATGAGCCGTTTTTCCCAACGGTTCAAAGCACAGGTGAAGTTTCATCTGAAATTGTGGATGTGATGTATCGCGTAGCCGATGAGGTTAATGATTTTTCGGGAAAGGAGTGGATCTGGAAGAAGAAGAGTTCTGGTGCGAACTTGTCCTCAACGGAATTGGTGGAAGAACCATTGAAAAAGCAAAAAAAACGATCAGCCCGCGCGAGTTTGCAATCTGGAGAGCGTATAGAGAAAAAAGAGGCTCACTCTTCATAGGTCGAAGGGTTGAGCAGGGCTTTGGTAATTTAATGGCCCATCACACAATGTTTAAAGTGAAAGATCCTGAATCAGTCTCTGCTCTGACTTATATGCCACATGAAGATGCTCCAGTGACAACTTTTGAAGAAGAACGTCTGAAAGCGATTAAAAAGAAATCTGCCTAGGTGGGTTTCTTTTCATTAATATCTCAATTAAATATAGCTACTTGTGATGAGTGGCTTTTTTCTGTGCATTAACTTAGTATTTCCCATAATTTATAAAACTCTTTGGGGGAGAAATGGCAGTTAATCCATGTAAAGAATGTGGTGGGCCAGTGAGTGATAAAGCTGAAAGTTGTCCCATGTGTGGTGCAAGGCAAAAGAAAAAGACATCGGTGCTAGCTTGGATTGGTTTAGTACTTTTGGTTTTGGCTGGTATTGGAATGTGTACCGAAAAAACTTTAGACAAGAATCCATCAGCTTCAGCGTCTACTCAATCCAATGAAAGTGGTGCAGCTGAGCCGATTCAAAATTGGGAATATAAAAACTCAAAAGACGAAATGCGTGGTATCGAAACCAAATTTGCAAGTACAGTTAGCGCCAACACGGTAAATTTTGATTTCCCATATAACGGTGGATCTAAGTTAATTATGGCATTACGTAAAACTGGAACGGATACGGATGTGATGTTATCAATTTCAAAAGGGCAAATTCTATGCGATTTCCGAAATTGTGAAGTAGCCTTTAAGTTTGATAATGGGAATGTTCAATCAATTACTATGTCTAGACCATCAGACCATTCTTCCGACTTGCTGTTTGTAGCCTATGACAAGACTAAACATAATATTATTAACGAACTAAAAAAAAGTAAGAAGTTAGTTGTAGAGGTTCAGTTTTATCGTGAAGGTAAAAAGCAGTTCACCTTTGATGTAAGTGGTCTTAATTGGGATTAGTTTTTCATCATTTAGTTTTAATCAAAGCACCCTAAAGGGTGCTTTTTTATTGCCTGAGGTTTTACATGAGTGCCAAACTTGGAACGTTAACACTAGATCTAGTCACCAAAATTGGCAACTTTGTAGGGCCAATTAAAGAAAGTGAAAAGCAGGTCAAAACAAGCTTTGCCAGTATGAAAAAGGATGTACTTGCATATGGGGCTGTAGCAGTATCTGGTGCGACAGCAGCTGGAGCAGCAGTGTTTGCAATGGCAAAAAATTATGCTGATGCAGCGCAGGAGTTAAAAACATTTGCAGCCATTTCTAATGCGACAACACAAGAATTTCAGGCAATGTCTGCAGCGGCTCAATCGGTAGATATTAACCCAGATAAATTGGCAGACCAATTAAAAGACTTTAATGAAAAGCTCGGAGAGTTTATTACCATCGGTTCGGGTGGTGCCGTCGACTTCTTTGAACAAATCGCTATTCAAACGGAAGGTAGTGCTGAGGGTGCGCGAAAACTTGCACTTGAGATGCAGAACTTATCAGGCCCACAAGCACTGCAGCTTTATGTCGACAAGCTTGAGGAGGCAGGTGTTTCCCAACAGCAAATGTCTTTCTATTTGGAATCCATGGCTTCAGATACCACTAACCTGATTCCATTACTTAAAAATGGTGGGGAAGGGTTTAAGTTCTGGGCAGATGCTGCGGAGCGTTATGGCTTAATCATGGATGAATCTGCGATCCAAAAAGCGTCTGAATTTAAAGTTCAGTTAAAGCTTTTAGATATGCAGGTACAGGGGGCTAAAAATCAATTTATTCAGGGGCTAATGCCGGCACTTGTTTCTGTTGGTGATGCGATGACAAATGGTTCAAATCAGACAAATAGAATGTCGGATGCTGGTGAAACATTAGGGGATGTATTTAAAGGTGTAGCTGCAACAGGAATGGGTGTTTATGCGGTTGTTCAAATGCTAGCAAATGCAATTGCAGGGCTTGCACTTACCGCGGTAGACGCCAAAAAAATGGTTGATGGGGCTGGTGAGCAGGGCTCCTTTGCCGATAGATTACCAGGAATAAAGCTTGGTAAGGCGTTAATTACTGGAGGCATCTTAGCAAAGGCACCTAATAGTGGTGTAGGAATGGCTGCCCAAGATAATCGTGCTATAGCTGATGACTCTTTAGCTGTGATTAAAAAAATGTACACGGATACAGTAAATGAGTCCGTGGCAGCACAGGCCAAATTAGACAAGTCGCAGACTGGAGTAATTAAAGGTTCAGACGAGTGGATTAAAAAACAAAATAAGGCTGCAGATGCAACAAATGCTGCAACTAAGGCCTTAAAAGAACAGCAAGCACAGGCGCGAGATTCCATTGCATATGAGTATTTGGATGATTTTGCAAAGTTTGCCGAAGACTATAAACGTCAGGTGACAGAAATTGGTAAAGCAAATTTTGGTGCTGAAGAGGCTTCATATATTGCAAAAGCTAAAAGCCGTTATGAGTTTGCTGAAGAAATGTATCTTCGTCAGATTACTGAGGAAATAAATACCTTTAAGTGGTCTGAAGAGGAAAAGCTTAAATATGCGTTTGAAACACAGCGCATTATGATTAGTGAATCGGGCAAATATAATAGCGAACTGAAAGAGTTAAAGCTGAAAGCACTAGATGAACAGCATGCGATTGAGTTAAGAAAAACTCAGTGGCATGCACTTGAAATGCGCCAAACCTTAGAAGATTCAATCATAGGTCTTTCTGGTGGCGCTGATGATATTTTTGCGAAATCTACGATGACTCCGCAAGAATATTCTCAGTGGAGTCTGGAAAGTGATCGTTCAAAGGCACAAGGTTCATTAAACAACCAGCGTGTTGGTGTTGAACGAGACATTATGACGAGTGATACTTACACGACAGATGATGAGCGTTATGAAGCACTTTTGCAGGCACATCAAGAATACCGTGATGGGTTGTATGCAATTGATCTTCAATATGATCAAAGCGTTAAAGATTTGGCTCAAAGTCAACATAGTGCGCAAATGAGCATTTGGCAGGATTTATTAACCCGAACTGGAACCATATTTAATGATATGGCTGCAATGGTTAAAGAGACAGCTGGTGAATCAAGTGCAGCGTATAAAGCGATGTTTCTTGTTAATCAGGGTATCTCGATGGCACAAGCCATGATCAATACGGAAGTTGCAGCAACAAAAGCCATGGCAGAAGGTGGTACGGTTGCGGGGATTCCTATGGCAACAGCAATCCGGGCTTTGGGTTATGCATCAGTGGGTTTGATTGCCGCTCAAACGATTACAGGTATGGCCCATGATGGTATTGATAATATTCCAAAAGAAGGTACATGGTTGCTTGATGGTGGTGAGCGTGTACTTAACCCACAACAAAACAAAGACTTGACCAATTATTTGGCAAATCAGGGTTCAGGTGATAGTGATGTGAATATTCAGGTCAATATTACTGATTCAGGTGTAAGTACTTCGGGTTCAAATACCCAAGAGCAAAAACAATTAGGTCAACTGATTGGAAATACTGTGCGTGCCGTTATTCGCCAAGAACAGCGCCAAGGGGGGCTACTTTCAAAATGAGCAACCTAAAATTTACTTGGTGCCAAGATCTAGAGGGTAATTCTCAATCATCATCATTTAATGTGCTTTCTAGTAAGTTTGGCGACGGTTATGAACAGAATATTTCCGTTGGTATTAACAACCGAAAAGGACAATGGGCATATACACGAACAGCACAAAAGGCCGAGATTCAAGAGATCAAAGCCTTTTTTGATACCCATAAAGGAGCTGAATCATTTTTATGGGACTCACCGCTTGATGGAGAGTTGCGTGTCAAAGCTGGAGATTATCAGTTAAGTAAAGTAGGTGGCCTGATATGGCGAATATCAACCACATTCACCCAAGTCTTTTACCCCTAATCTAAATCAATTTGATGCCCTGCTCAGTCAGGGCTTTTTTGTGAGAAAAATATGACTAAGCAATCAGTCAATCTTGGGACATCTCCAACTGGTGTCGGTGGTGACACTTTTCGCACAGCTGCATCTAAGTTTCAAGCAAACGATAACGAAGTGTATGCACAACTGGGTGCAGATGCAGAAGGGAATTTACCCAATGCATTGCCAGTAAATAAAGGTGGAACAGGTGCAACAGATGCTGCTGGTGCACGTTCTAATTTAGGTTTAGGTACAGCTGCAACGAGAGCAGTGGGCACAGATCTGGGACAATTGATGGAGGTGGGGGCGTTTGGGTTGGGAGGTTTATCGCCCTTGGTTGCACAACCAAACGATGTAAGACAGTCCGGCTTTTTTCATACATTTAATGATAACAATATGGCTTATTGTGCATTTTTAAATATCATGCACTCATCACAAGATACATACCGGTGGCAACTGGGAGTGCCAATGGGTGATACGACTTTACACAGTTTGAGAGCACGTATTAGAACTGAGTCAGGCTGGTCATCTGAAGCAAAGATATGGAATCAGCATAATACAACTGTAGATTCAAACGGTTTTATCAAAGCAGCCTCACCTATTGTTAAACTTTTCGCTGAAAAAATTGAGTTAAATGAGGAGGCCAAGCAACAAGATCCATTGTTTGAAAAAATAGATATTGGTCATTACCTCATTAAAAATACATTAGGTTTCTCAGATCTTGGTTGGTACATCGAGATGCCCAAAGATGCCAATGGAAATGTTTTAGTTGCAGTCCAGTATGAGCAACTTGAAGACAAAACGATTGAGGTTAAAACATTTGCTAAAAAGTTTGATGAAGAAACTGGGGATATTGTTCCAAATCTTGAAAAGTCACGTGATATTCCATTTGGTCGTTGGATTGATATTCGATTACAGGAAATGCCTGAACCTGAATTAGTCATACCTGAGTCAAATACTCCAGCGAGCTTCCAGCCTACGGGTATTGCACAAGCGGTTTCGGAGATGATGAATGGCACTGAACAGTGATTATCAGAAGCTGTATGTCGATGGATTGATTCAGCTCTATGAACTTGATGCCAGCCACTTAGGGGCTGGCATTTTACGTTTTCATGGGCATATTTCATTTCAGGATTGGGAAAAAATCTACAGTTCTATTGGTTCGGATGCACTCATAGGTGCAGATGTAGGTTCAATCGGTAAAGTCTTTGATGTCGGCTCAGATAAAGTATGGAATCGAAATATTGTTTGGCAAGGGCAGACTTTTGAGCCTTTAGCCTTGGATGTTTCGGGGCTTGAAATGCGTTCCGATGGCAAGGCTTCGGCACCGTCCTTGACCATGGCCAACAATATTGGCGGTATTCAAAATGCGGTTTCTGCCTATTGCCTTCAATTCAATGACTTTGCAGGGGCAAAACTGAAAGTCATTCAGACCTTAGCAAAATACCTCGATGCCGAAAACTTCAGTTCGGGTAATAGTCATGCATCGAATGAAGCAGAAGAGCAGCTTTGGTATATCGAACAAAAGACCTCTGAAAGTTCAGCTCAAGTGAGCTTTGAGCTGTCCAATCCGATTGACTTTGAAGGGCGAAAAATTCCTGTCCGGCAAATTACCAACATGTGTCACTGGTGTGTGATGGGTAACTATCGCGGTGAAGAGTGTGGCTACATCGGGACGGCCATGTTTACAGATAAAGATGAGCCAACGGATAACCCAGCATTAGATAAATGTGCTGGCCGTTTAAGTTCCTGCAAAAAAAGAAACAATGTCGGGAGTTTTGGCGGGCATCCTGCCTCTAATTTAATTGGGTGATTTATGCAATTAACCGCAACAATCCAGCATGCGATTCAACAGCATGCCGCTGAAGTCTTCCCGCAAGAATGCTGCGGGGTCATTGTCACAGGAATCTATTTTCCTTGCCGCAATGTTGCGCAAGGATTGGACCAATTTGAAATCCATCATCAGGATTTAGCCGATGCTGAGGATTTAGGCGAAATTCAAGCCTATGTGCATTCACATCCGAATGCCAGTGCTCGAGCATCAGAGCTGGATTTAATCCAAATTGAATTGCATCAAAAACCATGGGTCATTTGTGCTTATCCTGAGGTTGAGTTTCAAGTCTATGCACCGAATGGCTATCGGGCACCATTAGTGGGGCGTAATTATCACCATGGCTGGCAGGACTGTTATGCACTGATCCGTGATTATTATCAGCGTGAGCTTGGTATAGCTATTCCCAATTTTGAGCGCATTGACCGCTGGTGGGAAAATCCAGCACATGCATCGCTTTATTTAGATAACTTTAGCAAGGCGGGGTTCTATGAAGTGGATTCTATACAGCGCGGTGACGTGCTTATTTGTCGCGTGGGTCGTACTGAACACCCTAATCATGCTGTTGTGTATCTTGCTAATGATGCTGAGCTCCAGTCAGAACAAACAGAACCATGCATTGGTTCAGCATTGATTCTGCACCATCCTTATCAGCGTAAATCGGTACGGGAAGTCTATGGCACACAATGGCAAGAACGTGTGGTCAAGATAGTGAGACATCGAGATGTTAAAAACCATTAAGTTGTACGGCATTCTTGCGAAGAAATTTGGCAAACAATTCAAACTGGATGTAGCCAATACCCGTGAAGCTATTCGTGCTTTATCCGCGCAAATACCAGGCTTTGAAAAGTTCATGCTGCACGCCCATGAGCACGGTTTAGGCTTTGCCGTATACCAGGACAAACACAATATTTCAGAATATGAAATTGATATGAGCACTGATGCCGCAGTGATCAAGATTGTCCCCAAAGTCATCGGTGCGGGTGGCGATAATGGTGTATTGCAGGTCGTGCTTGGCGTGGTCTTAGTTGTGGCGGGTTACTTCACTTTCGGTGCAACCTCGCCCTATGGCATGGCCTTGATCGGTGCAGGTGTGGGTATGGCCATTGGGGGTATTACACAAATGCTGATGCCCACTGTGGATACTACTCAAGACGGCAACCAAGATGGTAATCGAGCCAACAAAGGCTTTGGTGGTGCCGTGACCACTGTAGCACAAGGTAATCCCGTTCCCGTATTGCGTGGACGACGAGAAATCGGCGGCTTCATTGTTTCAGCGGGTCAGTATCCAGAAGATTTAATGTAGTTTTCTTATTTGATTTATAGGCGCTTAAAGCGTCTTTTTTTATGCCTGGGTAAATGTATGAATACAGTCGTGCACGGTGCAAAGGCAGGCGGTGGTGAAGCAAGAAAGCCTGTCGTTGCCATTGATTCAGCACAATCAAAAACCTATATCAAAATACTTTACGGACTCTCAGAAGGTCCAATTAAGGGTTTGGTCAATGGAATCCGTTCAATTTATTTGGATGATACACCGCTGCAAGATGCCAATGGGATCTGGAACTTCAACAATGTAACGGTAGATACCCGCTTAGGCACTAATGACCAAACCTATGTTGAAGGCTTCCCCGACATTTCCTCTGAAACGGGCATTGGGGTTGAGCTGAAAGCTGAATCGCCTTGGGTAAAAGGTTTTACCAATACTGAATTAGATGCACTGCGTATTCGTTTACGTTGGGGACCGCTACGCCAGCAGAATATAGAAAATGGGGATGTGAATGGCATTACCATTTTATACGCCATTGATTTACAGACCGATGGCGGGACGTGGACCGAAGTTTTAAACACCAAAATTTCGGATAAAACCTCAGCCAATTATGAGCGTTCACATCGAATTGATTTGCCCAAGGCTGATTTTGGTTGGCAGGTTCGTGTACGTCGAATTACCCCGAATGCCAGTTCAGACTCGGTTAGCGACAAGATGTATGTGCAGGCCATCACGGAAGTGATCGATGCTAAATTGCGCTATCCAAATACCGCTTTGCTGGGCTTACAATACGATGCTGAAACCTTTTCCAACGTGGCTAAAATGGCTGCGGAATGTGAAGGGGTAGAAATCCTCGTCCCATCTAATTACAACCCTGAAACTCGTGAGTACACGGGCCTATGGGATGGGACATTTAAACGCGCGTATACCAATAACCCCGCTTGGCATTTTTATGATGTTTGTGTCAGCAAGCGCTACGCACTTGGGGATCGAATCAATTCCAGCATGATCGATAAGTGGTCGCTTTATCGGTTGGGACAATACTGTGATCAATTGGTGCCTGATGGCAAAGGGGGATTAGAGCCGCGCTTTACGTTGAATGTATATGAGCAATCCCAAGACGATGCCTGGTCTGTACTTTCCAAAATGGCAGGTGCATTTCGCGCCTATATTTATTGGGATGGTCAGGCCATTATCTGCGATGCGGATATTCCACAGGATACCTATTACACCTATACCGCTGCCAACGTCATTGATGGGCATTTTGAATATTCAGGTACACGTGCGCGGGATCGACACACGGTAGCCAAAGTTGCTTGGGACAACCCAAACAACCGTTATAAAACTGAATATCTGTATGTACGCGATGAAGCTGCAATTGCACGGCTCGGTATTCGTATTGTCGAAATCGCAACCTATGGCAACATCGTTGAGGGACAAGCGCAGCGTGCAGGGCATTGGGCACTTAAATCTGAGCAATTTGAAACTCGGATGGTCACGTTTAAAGTCGGACTTGACGGTTTTATTCCTCGCCCTGGTAAAGTCATCGAAATTGCTGATCCTTTGTTTGCTGGCCGTTCCAATGGGGGACGTATTGCAGCAGTGAGTGCAGACCTTAAAAAGATCACTTTAGATCGGGATGATGTCATCTGCCGTGCAGGTGATCGACTGGTGGTCAATGGTGAAAATGGCAAGGCTCAAGCGCGTATCGTGCAATCAATCTTGGGTCGAGTGATTACCGTGGTATCGGCATTTGAATCTGTTGCTGTAGAAAATGTGTGGGTGGTCGATGCACAAGATTTGGCAACGATGAAATTTCGGGTGATTTCAATTACCCAAGATGATACCCATCAATTTACGATCAATGCTTTGCAATACAATGCATCAAAATATGATGCGATTGATAACGGGGCCTTTATTGATGAACGGCCTATTTCGATTATCAATCCGAAACTTCAAAAGCCTGTTGAATCTGTTTCAGTCAGTTCGGATGAAATGATCCAGCAAGGGCTAACTGTAGCGACGATGTTGATTGCATGGCCACAAATTGAAGGGGCAACCAAGTATCAAGTTGAATGGCGCAAAGATGATGGTTCATGGTTAAAACTACCGATTACTGGAAATAATTCAGTTGAAGTCCAAGGCATCTATGCAGGCAATTACCAGGCGCGTGTCATTGCCATTAATGCATTTGATATTGCATCACTGGCGACCTATTCAATTCTCACCCCATTGAAAGGTAAAGCAGGTAAACCGCCAAAGTTGGCTTATATCAGTGCAACTGGCATTTTATTTGGGATGCAACTGAACTGGGGCTTTCCAGCGGTTGGGGCTTTGGATACGGCTTATACCGAGATTCGAGTTTCACCCGATGGCCAAAGCAATATTGCGATTTTGGGTCAGTTTGCCTATCCGACCAATGCCCATACGATTCAAGGTCTACAGCCGAATTTAACCCAATATTATCAAGCTCGATTGATTGATCGGATTGGCAATATTGGGGATTGGTCGGACTGGACGCATGCGACCACTTCAGCGGATGCTTCCGATGTGCTGGATATTTTATCGGGCAAGATTACTGATTCGCAGCTACATCAAGACCTGCAAACCAAGATTGACCGCATTGATACCGTTGACGGTGATATTGCCGACATTGTTCAGGCAGTACAGGGCGTTGAAGATGGTTTGACACAAGAGCGTACTGAACGTCAGTCAGGCGATCAGGACGTATTGAATCAATTGACCATCTATAAAGTCAGTAATGATCAAGCAGTTGCTGCTGTGGTTGAAGAGGTTGAAATCTTAACAACCGAGCAAGGTGCATTATCATCAAAAATTGATGGTGTGTTTGCCCAGGTGAACCCACCGATGATCGGATCAGAATTTGATTTGATCGGTAGTGAAGCAGGCTATGCCGGTGTGTGGTCAGAACAATCTGCGCGAATTGAAGGAGATATGGCGCAAGCACAGCGGACTGAAACCGTACAAACCCAAGTGAATGAGAATCTGGCTTCAATTCAAGAAGTCTCATTATCAGTTAACGGATTGTATGCTCAGAAGTTCACTAAAATTGATGTGAACGGCAAAGTGATGGGCTGGGGTGGTGCGAATGATGGCGTTGAAGGCAAGTTCATTTTTAATGTGGATGCGCTGGCCATTGGCAGCGGGGACAGTGTAGGTTATTACCCGTTTATATTCAGAACCACGCCATTCACTGATCCTTTAACAGGAACAGTATTTCCAGTTTCGGCTTACTTTTCTGGCGCTATGATGGATTACCAATCTGTGAAAACTTCACATATTGAAGATCTCGCGGTCAAGGCAGCCAAAATTGACAGTCTAGCGGTAACGACAGCCAAGATTGATAACCTTGCAGTGACAGGTGCCAAAAT